CTTAAATGGATTTTGTCCTGTTTCTTCTACAGTAGTACCCATACCAAAGAACTTCATTACATCATTGTAAGGGTCTAATCTCATATCATTTCCTATACCATAGTAACCAAGACCTGATTGCATATCTTTAAGTCTTTCTGACCTAGCTGTTGCTTGAGCATCAAATGCCATTTTACTATCTTCTCTGTTCATAGCAGTTAAGTATTCTAATCTTTCTGGATTAACATAACCACCACCTTCATATGCAGCAGAACCTGCACCCATACGACCACTAGCAAAGAGGTTGTTAGCTAGTCGTTGTTCAGTTTTAGCTCTTCCAGGAGCCATTAGGTCTTGCATATCAGTGTAGTATTTACCAGCATCTTTAGAAATATCTCTGTCAAATGCTTCATTAAACATTCCTAAACCTTTGTCTTTAATAGCTTGTCCTTCTGCTATACCAGCTGCGTCTGGACCAGCTAAAGCTTGGCTCATAAACATATCTCTAAGTTGTATTAACTCAGGACTTAATTCATAACTAGCTTCATTAGCTTGATAATCAAAATCAGCATCACCAAAGTAAGAACCCGTAACATTCCAGGGTTTATACTGAGCCATATCTCCTGCTGCACGTTGAGCCTCAGCAGCTCTTTTAGCTGCTTTGGTACTTCCTGTAATACTTCCTACAATTGAACCCATTATTTCACCTCTTTTTCAAAAATGTATCCTACTAATTTAAAATTATACTTCTTTACAAATGCTTTATAACTCTTTCTAGTTGTACCACCTAATATAGTTTTACATCCTAACTGCTTTGCTAACTCATTCATGTACTCATCCCAGTACTTTCCATCACCATAGACATTGATACATACAAACTTATCTCCATCTATCTTCCAACTCATGAACCCATGCTCATTCTCAATCAGGTTTGTTTCATCTACATATTCACTTCTACTCTTTTCTAAAAACCTTGCAACACTCTCTTTATCCAATGTATCTCCTTACGATAAATTTCCTGGACCTGCATCTAATAAACTTAGATGTGTAACATTAATTCGTCCATTACGGTTACTTGTACTTTTACCACTATAGTATCCATTTAAATTCATAGTTTTATTGTTATAGTATCTTGTTGTACAGTAGTAATTCTTTTTACCACCTGTACCACCAAAGGTTACTTCTCTAGTAGTTTCAAATGTCATATTCATATTACGAGGGTCATTTAAAGGTCCCCACCAATCATCTGTAATCTCAGATGTTGTATATAAAGTAGATGTGTTAGCCATCTGTGAAGGGTCAAAGTACTCAGTTAAACTAAATGTAGGTATACTTGTATTAGAACTAATACCTGACCTTTTAAGAAAACCATTCCATGTAACTGCTCTTCCTCTAGCATCTCCTAGTGAAGTAGTAGTATTAGTTTCTCTACCTCCTTGAAAAGCTCTCATGTGGTTATCACCTAAACTAGTTTCTCCTGTTACTGCTACCCCTGCTTTGTCATTAACTTGACTTACAGATATTGAACCACTTGCTGGTAATCTTCCTGCTTTAGCTGTCATGTTCTAACTCCAATATTCTATCATCAATTTCATCTAATAATATATAACCTTCTGCTATTTTATTTAGTTCATTATATAATGCTAATCTATTACCTAAATCTCTTAAGTAAGCTAAGTCATCATAATGGTCTTCAAACTCTTTCCTAAAAACTTCTAGTTCTGGAGTCATCTCTGATTTTAATCCTTTTAAATACTCTTCCATTATATAGTCTTAAATGCAGTGATATTATTTTCACAAGATAAGTGTCCATTAGACTCTAAACTCAATACAGTGTTACCATCATATTTAAAGAACAATGTACTACCTGATTGATAGAAAGTCCAATTACCTCCTACTCCTACATTATCTGCTCTAACAGTACCACCAGATATAGTACCATCTTCTGTCTCTAATTTAGATAGACCTGTTATTTCACCACCTGTAATGTTTACATCATCAGCATCTTGTTGTGCCATTGTTCCTAGTGTATCTTTTACATTACCTGCCGCAGTAGTTACAAATGCTGTAGTAGCTATCTGTGTCGTATTAGACCCAGTTGAAGCAGTAGGTGCCATAGGTATTCCTGTAAGGACAGGAGATATTAAGTTTGCTTTAGATGCAGAAGAAATAACTAAGTTATTAAATTCTGTATCAAATTCAGAACCTCTAATAATCTTCTCAGTTGAATCATCGGGAAGTGAATCCTTCCTTAAAAAGTTTGTTGTTTTTACATAATTAGTCATTAGCTTGTTTTCCCTAGTTTTAAAAATATATCAATCTTCTGTATGCTCATTTGCTCTTCTGATATTGTTGCATTAACTCCAAAGTAAAATGAACTTCCTCCTGCTCCACCTAGTGGTATCTTAATCAAATGAACACCAATACCAATAGAAGAATACTTACTTACATCATATAAAGATGTAGGCATTGCATACTTTGTATATACACCAGTACCTAAATCTCTATCTACTACTATCTTTCTAGGGTTACGATTGTAATCATAACCATAGCTCATTACAAAGTCTTGTTGTTTAGCAGCTTCAACAGTTAATGTTGCACTCTTTGCAATCTTTTCTATTACTTGTCCTGTACCACTTAAATCAGAAGGAGAAGACCTATAAGCTATATCATAACTTTCTCCTCTATCATTACTACCTTCATACTTTGCTACACCACCTTTAACTCCCATCATAAAGTCATAACCTTCTCTATCATCAAAGTAACAACTAAATAAATTACCGTTAGTTAAAGACCAAGTACTACATCTAGCACTACCATTTTCTAATCCACTTCTTAAATCTATGTAAATTATCTTTCTATTCAAAGGTAATGTAACTACATAGAATGCTCCATCTTCACAATACCCTGCTCTAATATTCTCTGGAGATGTTTCATATCCTAAAGCAGTTTGTACATCTTCTTTAATATTAAGAGTAAGCTCTCTCATTGGCATAGACTTCTCTTGTACAGTTCTAGTCAAACTTCTGACACCTGATGCTGACATAAAGATTAAATCTGTACCAGTGGCTTTTATGGAGTCCCTAGAGATACATCCTACACCAGTAATAACATCTGATAACTTCATTGTATCTGGGTCTTCTACTCCTTCATATACTACTATGTTATTTTCACAGAATATAACTAAGAAGTTATTGTGTTGAGCTAAACCAATAATTGTATCATTGTTACCTACAACAGAACTAATATCTAGAATCCCGGCATTCTCTGTACTAAAGTTAGTAGGGTCTAATAAGTCACTATAAAAGATAGTGAATGGATTCTCTGTTATATTAGCAGTCCACATTCTACCATAAGCAGATAGACAACAATCAGGGTCAAAGTTTGTTACACCTAAAGGAGCAGTACCTACATCAGTAAGCTTTCTCCATCTACCTTCACCTAATTCATCAACATCAAATACTAATGCTGGATTACTTTTTTGTGTAGCTATTGTATATATCTTTGCTTCAGAACCAGAACCTTCAGGTAATGTTTGCATTTGCCATCTATTACCTTGTATTGCTACACCATCAGGTGTAATGTCTACTATGTTATTTAGAGAGTTATCTCTAGGAGTAGGGTCTAATGCTACAGTTGTTATCTCTTTACCTACAAACATCTTACTGTTACCATTAGCTAAATAGAACTTTCTACCATCTATTAAATCATGTCTCCAAATAGAATCAATATAATTATCTTCACCTAAAATTGGACTCATTGCATTGATTAACTTATGTCCATATCTACTAGATAACCTACCACCTTTACCTATAACTACATTATCTGCTACTGTAGCATAACCAGAAGCTAAGCCAACTTGTGAGTCTTGTGTATTAAGACCCATAAATCCAGGAGCTAATAAACTAACTGATTCTAATTGTCCTGTTGTAAAACTGTAATTAGAACTAAGCATTAAACGCTTCTCCAGACAGTCTCCATAGGTTTCCTACTAGATTCCATTGAAATGAAATCTGATAACATAGATTTATATCTAGCATGTTGGTTACTACTACCACCATCTTCTCCTCTTTCCTCAATAGCTCTTGCTACTGCATTCTCTACTACAAGCATAGGAGGTACATATACAATATCACTATCTATCTCTAATGCTTTCTGAGGTGATGTCATGTTAAATCTTAACACTTCAATTGAATCAGGAATAGGATATATATCTACTTCCATGTTACCAGTATCAGATACTCCATTCCATGCATATACAGTAGGAGAACCTGTAGTAACATCATCTACTGCAAAAGCTCTGTCCATCCATTCTGTAGTTCTAGAGTTTAATGCATTTTTATTTGTGTAGTTATATACATCTAAAGTTCTAATGTTTGATGTAGTATTTAGTAACTCATAGTGAAATGTTCCAGGTGCTGTAATTAAAGTTACAGTCTTCCTAAGAGCTTCCCAGTTATATGAGTTCTCTACTTCTGATTTAGATACATTAACAAGATTACTAATAAGAGTAGAATACTCATTCTGGTAAACAGTAGAGACTCTTTCTTCTCGTAATCTTACTAATACAGTATTAACTAATTCTAAAAATGTCATCTCTATCTACCTCGTTTTGTTTGTATCTGCCATTGTCTACCATTATGCTTATTGACTACTTTATTTAAGTAATGAGCATTAGGAGCTGTTTTAGTATTGTGAACATTCTTTTTACTTTTTGCATTTTTTGCCATGTTTTTTCCTTTTTTTACAAGCTTCTTTAGATAAATTCTTCTTAGCTGATAGTGCTCTTAAATTACTCTTTCTGTTATCCATTGCATTATCATTCTTATGTGCTGCGTGTCTCTTATCTCCTACCTTTAGACCTAGCTTCCTTCTTGCTGCATTTCGAGATGCTCTTTGTTTAACTCGCTTTTTCTTATTTCTTTTTTCCCAAGCCAGTTCCTTTTTGTAATCTCTTTTTCCATCTGTCATGTAAGGCATTGTTTGTATCCTCTTTCGTCTGTGTATTACATACTTCTGTAATTTTTACATTCTCTATATAATCATTAATCTCAAAGTTGTATTGTTTATCAGCTACTCTTGTTATTGAACATTGTTTATTAACATTAGTATCTGGCTCATTTAGGGATAGGGGGTCAAATGCATCCCCCATTACTGTCCCAGTTATTGCTCCACTTAAATATATAAGTGTTACTATTTCCATCTAAGTGTTATTTTTAATGTAGTATGCTGCCATGTTACAAGGGTCATACTTCCATTCTGTCATAGTGTTGTGAAACTTAGGGTTCTCAGCACGGCATTCCTGATAAGACTTATAGCCTTTCGCTATCTTCCAGTCGTTCTCAAATCCGTATCCTGCTGCTCCTAATAGTGCTACTATTGCAATTACATGCATATTGTTCTCCTACTTTTTATGTGGGTGATTTGTTACCCAATGTTTAAATTTATACCATACATGTTCTAGATATTCTTCCCAGACATACAGTACTACTACTGTCCCGAGTATCCATTGCCATGCAGGTGCTGCTATAGTCCATAGTGTTTCCATACTACTTTCCTCCTTCGTTGATAAACTTACTTAACCTTCTTTTCTAGTTCATCTAATCTTGCTGATAGTTTCTCAATGAGTTTATCTTTGATAGCTAATCTCTTGTCTATATCATCTGATGAATAATATGTTTCAGTAGAT